AGTTCCTACATTACAGCAATAAACAAATTCGCAAAAGAAAAAAAAAGACCTTTAGGAAGAAGAATATTAATGCCATGCTTTAATATCGAATATAAAATTTCTAAAAGAGAATTGATTAATTTCAAGAATATACTTGTATAATGTATTTTAAAAGCATATAATTAGTAAGATGTTTTTAACACTTAAGGAGATTTAGATGAAAACTTGTACTAAGAAATTGCCCAGCACCAGTAAAGATAGCCTTAATAAGGCTGGTACTATTAAAGCTAGCACAAAAGGAACTATTAAGTTCCAAGTAAAGAAAATTACAGTCAAAGGAAAGCAGTATTATGAAGCTATTTGCAGCATTGATGGGCTGAAACCTACAAAACTTAGCAAGGTAGATACAGACTGTACTTTGTTTGAAAACAAAAGCGGGATTGTTTCTGCTTGTAATGCAAGAGCAAATAAACTTAGTTGCAAAAGCTGTATTGTTTTACCAGTAGAATAATTTTTAAATATATTTTATAATATTATAAAGACAGTTATGAAAATAACTGTCTTTTTTTTTGTTTTGAGTAATAAATAATTATATTATCTTAACAAAGGAATATTATTATGATGAAACCAGAAAAGAAAAATCCTAATAAAAAAAACAATGTACCAATACAAAATCCACCTGCAGAAGTTCAGAAAAAAATAGATCAGCCCCAATCTAATCCGCCTTCAGAAGGATGTGGCTGTGGTGGTTCTGAAAGAGCAAATGTAGTAAGAAGAGTTATAAATACTAAAAGAAAAGGTTAAACCTAGAAAGAGGAAATATGTGTGGATGTAACAAGGCTAAAAGTTCAAGCTATAAAAATTTAAATCAAGTTCCAATTCAAAATAAAGTTGTTTCAAGCTTTATAACTAGGTCTAACATTTTACAAAAAAATGTAAACCCAGCTGGACAAAATTCTCCGTTGCCAACTAATCAAAATAAGCTTAGTAAAAATGGAGAAATCATTAGAAAAGCATTATTGGAAAAAAATAAAAACAATAACAAGAAATATTTTAAATAATGCATATATAAGTTAACCCTTTTAGGAGAAAGAATTATTATGTTGAATTACAACAATTGGAAAAAATTAAACGAAAACCTCGGATCAGTTAATCTTGGTCTTTCTGGTAATCAGAATCTAGGAATTATGATGGACCAACGCATGAGTGATTTTATGCCTTCAGAAGAAGATGAAGTAAAAAACAAAAATTATGAAGATGAAGACATTGATGACGAAGATGATGAAGACGATGAAGATGATGAAGACTTCGAAGATGATGAAGATGATGAAGATGATGAAGACTTCGAAGACGATGAAGATGATGAAGACGATGAAGATGATGAAGATGATGAAGACGATGAAGACGATGAAGACGATGAAGATGATGAAGACGATGAAGATGACGATGAAGATATGAGTATGAACATAAAAGATGGTAAAGAAGGAAGAGATATGGATTTATCTAAATGCGGATCTTACATGGCTTCTGAAAATACTATGCCAAAACATATTCCTTCTTTTAAAGATTGGCAAAAAAGCGTTTCTTCAATGCTTGATAATTCTTGTGTAACAAAAGCAAATTTTGATGGCATGGTAAACGAAGCTCAGGTGAAATTTGGTGCAGGAGTTGATAATCCACTTGAAAGATTTAAAAGTAAATTAACTAGAGCTAATTTTAGTACTCAGAGGCTAACTGCTTTAGCCAAAGAGATTATCAAGGCATTACATGATTCTTTTGTAGATAAAATGTCTGATGGTGTTGCAAAGGCTAAATTAATGAGAAGTATTAAGGAAGCTTTTGCCCAAGAAATTGGTGAATTAGAAACTGAAGACAAAAAAGCTACTGTAGTTTCTAAACCTGCTGGAATGGCTAAACCTGCTGGAATGGCTAAACCTGCTGGAATGGCTAAACCTGCTGGAATGGCTAAGCCTGCTATGATGTCTAAGGATGGAATGATGGGCAAGCCTTCTATGATGAAGAAGAAAATGAAGAAGATGAATAAAATGAAGAAAAAGTAATTATTAATTAATAACTTTAAAGCCCTGTGGAATCCACAGGGCTTTTTTATTTGCCTTTTATTTTTATTTACTTAAAATGCTCTTATGATCAAAGAAGCATTTGTAAAATATCTTGATTTTGGTTACCAACCAATACTTTTGCATTACGGTGCAAAAGTTCCAATATTTTTCAAGTGGCAAAAAAATTACAATCATAATAATTATTTGCCATTATTAGATAGTGGAAAGAAATACAACATTGGCTTGCTGCTTGGTAAAACAGTTGATATAGAGGGAGATTCAGAAGAAGCAAACGAAATATTAAACAATAACTTTATGATGATTAATCATCCTATTTACAAAAGCAAAAAATCTTATCATCATTTATTCAAAAACACTTTTAGGAATATATCAAGAATTCAAATTGGAAGAATTGAAATTAGAGGATATTGCCATCAGTCTGTAGTTCCGCCTAGTAATGTAAACTCTGAAAAAGGATATGCTTGGATAGAAGATCTAGTTCATTATAATGATTTACCAGAAATACCAATTGAGTTTGCAAAGTTTTACAATCTTCCTTCACTTAAAAGAATAGTAAAGGAAAAGGCAAGAGGTGAAAATTTATCTGTTATTTGGTGTAGCAGATGCAGGAAAAAAAAGCTTTTAAATGAAAGTTTAATAAGCAATATTTTATCTAAGCCTGAAAAATGGTGCTGTAAGCCATGTAGGAAAATTAATTAATATCTGTTGTTTTCAATTTCTGTAATTATATTTACAGGTAAAAAGTTATAAATAAAAGCTAAATATTTTTTAATTTTAACAAAATCACTTTTGTTCAATGCAACTGCTAGTTCAAAATAATCATATCCAAAAACATTAACATAATCTTTAGATGTATCATAAAACTTATGATAATCTCCATTTTCTAAACATGAATAGCAAAATGAAATAATATCATATATTAGTTTTGCAATATTACTGTTTTCTGATTTAAGCCAAAAATTGCTTAAGAAATAATATGATATTTCATTACCATATTTTGAATAATCTCCAGCTTTAAAGAATTTTTTTCTTATAACTTGATCGTGATCATCATCAATAAAATACATTGGAACAGCTAAGAATAAATCTAATAATTTTACAAATACATCGCAATTTATATTATCTAAAAATAAATCACTGTTAATTGTCAAAGAACTTAAAGAGGGCATAATAATGCTTTTGTAAACATTTTTATTAAAAATATTCATTTCATAAATATTTTTAATTTTATTAATATTATCATTGCATTCTTGTAATTCACTTTGTTTGTTGTAAAAATCTACATTTTCTTCTAATTCTAAAAACTTTGCATAGGATATCTCTGCATTAATTAAATTTAAACTGTCGCTTAAAACATTAATATTTTCGCTTATTTTTTTAATAAAGTCATATTCTGAGGTTGATTTAAACCGTAATGCAAAATAAAAAAAGTTATAAGTATAATTTGGTAAATGAAGTGTATTATTTTTTTTATTTAATTGTTCAATAACATTATAAGAATTTATAAAAGAGTTATTTTGAGTCACAAAAAAGCTTGAATTTGTGCCAATGATCAAAATAGTCTCCTGTTTTGAAATTTAATATATTATTATAACATATATAATAATCTAAAACAAAAAAAATCAACCTTTTTATAAATAAAATATGAGTAAATATAATGATTTGAGTAATATTTTAAAATATAAATATTCAGGTGGTTTTGATAACGAAGATTCAAATAAATCTATTGGTGGTGACATAAGCAACTCTTACATTGAAAACTACAAGCAAAATATTTTCAATAGCATTGATGAAAACGATTATAAACAAGGATTAATTGACTATAGATGTATTTATTTAGAAAATATATCAAGTAAAAGAATTTATAATTTATCAGTTTCACTAGGAGATTTTTTCAAAGGTGCAATATTTAATCTTGGATTTAATTTTAAAAATGATATTCAAACAATAACAATTACTGGTGGTGACTTTATTAATAATCAAAGATTGACTTTTTCATTTAAAAATAGAAGATTTACTGTTGGATATAATACAAATATTAATATTTTCAAAAATAATTTTCAAAAATCAATTAATAAAATAGTTAATTTAAAAGATGTTACAGTTGATGGAAATTACGCTAACGGCAATAGCGTTTTGACTATTTATTTTAAAGAAATTTCAGGCTACAAACAACAGCCGTTAATACAACTTGAAAGCTACACACTTACCCCAGAACCAACAGTAACAATTATAAAAAAGCAAAATGGAAGTCCTATTAATTGCATTCAAGGTAAACTAAACAACACTTTTCAGTCCCCGAATGAAATTAATTTTTCAAAAGATGGTATGAATTTTAAATTTTTATTTTTAGAAGCAGATGATTTTCTTCCTATTTGGTTGCGAAGGCAAGTTTTTTCTGGTATTGTACCGATTGAAAATGATGGATGTAGCATTATTATAAAAGCTTTAATTGAATCCAAAGGATAGTTTATGATAGAACCTAGGAAGATTTTCTTTACGACATTAATAATAATACTTTTAATGCCACATTTATTCGCAAAATTTCAAGTAAATGAATCTGATTCAAAAAAAGATGATATTTATAATGCTTATTTAAAAATAAAAAATAATTTCAAAGATGAAAAGTTTTGGAACTCATCCGAAATTTCCAAAGACAAACAAAAAATAAAGTATGATGAATTTGATGATATTAAAAAAAATCTTATAAAGCAAATCATTATTAAAGCATGTAGAAATTCCATATGCAATAAAGCCACCGAAGAAGAAAAAAAATCTATTAGATATGAAGATACACTAAAAGACCTTGATGATATTGACAGGAAATTAAAAACTGATCTTTATAAGATTAAACCAGAATGGTTTACCGAACTAGATAAAGAAATTTTTTTGGAAATTAAAAAATGATTAACGAAAAATGTTTTTTTGATAAAGAAAAATGTATTAATGTTAAAAATATAGTTATTTATTTGACATTAGAAAATGGAAGTACAAAAATACAAAATTGCTGTGGTGATTGCTTATACAAAATAAAACAAAGTAACATTGTGGAAGACAATTTAATCAGTAGTAAAATAAATAAAAAATGTCCTACCTGTCAATCAAACATTATTGATATTTGTAAAAAAAGAGCAGGATGTCCTTTGTGCTATGTTTATTTCAAGAAAGAGTTTGAAGAAATATTAGAATCTTATCACGGTTCAAAAAAACATATTGGAAAAATAGCATTAAGTAAAAAAGAATCTATACTTGCTTCTCATGTAATAAATGATTTGGAAGAATTATTTAAAAACAAAGAAGAATCTTGTCACATTAAAGAAATAATAGAAAATATAAAAAATAATTAATTTAATTTTGAAACAAGTAAATCTTTTTCTTTAATTATTCTGCTTAAATTTGATTTATTTTTAATCATATTAATCAAATCTATTAAATTTGTAATTTTTTCTCTGATTGTTTCAATGTTCTTAAGCTCTACCCATTCTGAAAAACTTTCTGGATTAATTATTCCCATGCCTTGCCAAAACCTAGAAGTTCCTTGTTTTGCTAATAATTCTTCTAAGTTTTTAACAGTTTTAGAATTTTCCTTAAAGATTTCTCTATAGTCATTTGCATTCATTGTAGCATTTGGATCAATATTTCTTTTAGAAGATAAAATTAATGCTGCGACACCAACAGCAAAAGGACATGCCATACTAGATCCACTCATGTAAGCATAAGTATTTTTGGGAACACTACTGTAAATTTTAACGCCAGGTGCTACAAAATCTAAGTTTGGTCCTGTGCAACTAAAACTTGCTCTTAAACAATTTTCATCTACAGCACCAATTGATATAGCCTCTGTATAAGCAGCTGGATACAAAAGCTGCTCTGTATTACCTGCATTTCCAGCAGCAACAAAACAAATAGTATTGTTTTTTGCTGCATTTTCTATTGCAACTCTAATTTCTTCAATTGGATCTCTTGTTCCCAAAGACATACAAATAATATCTGCTTTTACACTTACAGCGTAATTAATGCCATTTAATACAGCTTCCATATCTCCAGCACCATAATTATTTAACACCTTAATTGGTATTATTTTAGCTTTAGGTGCTATTCCAACTATTCCAAAATCGTTGTTTTTTGCTGCAATAATTCCTGAAACATGAGTTCCGTGAGAGTTGAAATCTTGAGGAGGCAAATCTTTTTCTACAAAATTAGCACCATTTTCTATATTTTCTTTTAAATCAGTATGCTCTAAATCAATTCCAGTATCCAAAACTGCAACTCTGACATTTTCACCTTTAGAAAACTTCCATATGTCTGGTATATGAAAATTAGTTATTTGCCAACCTAATTTTTGTTCTTCGCTCTGAAAAGATATGACATTTTCTTTTATATAAGGAAGTAAATTACAAGGTATGTTCTTTAAATTTCTATTGTTCATAAATTTAATTTCCAAAAAATATAAGATTAAAATATATATTATGTGACAATTAAAAATGTGCAACAATGAACTAATAATAAATGAATTAATAAAAAATGTGTAACAACGAACCAATAACAAACAGGTCTACATTTACTGAGCTTTGTCCAGGACAGGGCGGAAGTATAATGGATGAAACAAAAATTTTGTTTCCGATTGGACCTGGCCCCACTACTCAACTTAGACATAGAGCAAGAATTGTAATAGGTGGCGAAAACCTAGAAGAAATTTGTAGCATTCAGAATACTAGTACAGAAGGCTGTGAACATGGAATAGTAACAAGAAATATTCCACATGTAACAAATATATTTCCAATATACGAAGAAAAAACAAATATAGTTTTAAGCAATACAATAATTTTAAATTATCTTGTTGCTTCTGGGAAAAGCTTTAACATATCTGGTTTTAATGTAAGTGGTGATCTGCCAGCTAAATATAAATTAATTATTCAAGATGATTTATTAAATAGTCAAACATATTTCACATACAGAACTAATGCAGGAAATTTAAATGGAATATTTAATCTTACTACTTCAATTGGCTCAATTACAGAAGGATATAGAATTCAAATTGTTGGAAATTTAATTTCTTCATATAATGGAAGCCCTCCAGCTGCAAATTACGAAGCAACACTTTTAGGATTTGAAACTACAAATATTTAACTACTATATTAAACATAAAATATTTAATTTTTAATAAATCATTTATATATTTAAACATATTTTTCAAATGTAACATAATACATAATATTAAATATTATATTTAAAAGTAGGAATAATATGCCTGATGTAAATACTGGTTTAGGCGTTACAATATTCGGGGATGGCTACATTGGAGGTGCTGGGCAAGCCGATTTAGTAGCTGTTGTTATTAATAACGCTTTAAAAGTTGATAATAGTAGCGTTATTCAACCAGTATCAGGAACTATATTTTCAAGCAATTTAACTACAGATAATACTAAAGTCGTAAGTCAATATGGAGAAGTAAATTCTGTTGCTCCATACTCAAGTGGCGATATTTATTACACTCTAGCTCCTTCTACAACATTTTATTTAAAAGGTATTATGGCAAGTTCTTCTGGAGGTCCATGTAAAGTAATTGTAGATCATGGATTATTATATGACGGAGCTATTACCACGGGAACAACTATTGCCACTGGTTTTTATTCAAGTGCTGTTCCATATTTATTAATGGAATTTACTCAAGCTGAAATTATAACTTCTGATGCTAATCCATATGGAATTAGAGTTAGGATTGTAAATAACAATCCTAATCCTCAAGATGTCTACGCCAAAATCATGGGACAAAAAGAATAATTAGTTTTTATTTTCTGATTTAAATAAATAAAGTATGCATATTATTCAATATTTAATGAATATGAATTTAAAGTGCTTTGCTTATGATGGGCAAGGTAAAGTAAGTTTTAATGGTGTTGCTTACTCATCAATTACTATATTTGAATTCAGGTCAATTTTAAAATTTGTTCCATTCGATGTTGGTTATGACTTAAAAGGAATACAATGGCGTATTGTAAATGTTTATTATGAAAATGATATTTCTTTTTATGATGCATCTAACGGAATTGGAATTACCAGATTTGATAATTTTAATTTATTTAACGCTTCTGAAATTAATGCAATAAGACAAAATAAATTAGACGGTGAAATAGAATCAATTATAAATAAAATTAAACAACTAAACTCATATATTCCCACACCAGAACCTCAATCATTTAGTTTACCACTTAAATTTAGACCAGATGATATTGTATATGATATTAACGGAATTCAATGGAGAGTAAAATCAGTATTAGAACAGAATAATTCAATTGTTATTAACGCAAGCAATAAATCAGAAAATAGAACATTTAATGAAAATGAATTGCGTGATTCATCTGAAATTGATGATTTTTACCAAAATAATCTTAATTCAAAAATTGAAAGCGTAATTGATAAAATAAATCAACTAGAATCAGTAACTTTAGCAAAAAATAAATTTTCAAAAGGAGAATTATGTTTTGATAATAAATTACATAATTGGACTGTAGTCGATGTGTTTAATTTTAAAAATAAAATTAAATACCAAGCAACAAATGGAAAAATAATAAAAATATTTAATGAAAATGATTTAGAAAAAAAATCTTTAAAATAAATAATATATGAACTACAATTATACTGGCAGTGGTAAAATAAGATTTGGAATGTGTACTGGTTACTTTAAAAGAATTAGTATATTCCACAAATTCAATGTCGGTGACATTGCTTGGCTAAGTTATAAAGCAAAAAAAGGAAAATTAGAATCTGTAAGCATTAGAAAATTAATTTTCACAGGCGGTCCTTACTCAGCAAATAAAATGCTTGTTCTTTATAAAGACAATACTAATTTTTTATATAATCCAGATGAGCTTGTTACTAAAAATGAAGCAGTAGAGTTAGCAAAATCTTACTTATATGATGAACTATTACATTTAGTAGAAGCAAAAAATACATGTGTTATTACTAAAAATTTAGTTGCTAAAAATGATAATTTATAATTCTATTGGCAGTATCTTAATGTATTCAATAAAATCTTCATAAGTATATATTTTTAATTTTGGCCAAAAATCTTTATTTAAAAATATATGATCGCAACATTCTTTGCCTACATCTTGATACTTAGAATTATATCTAGTTTTTATAACATGTGCTGATTTGCCACATAACAACATAAATGTTTTAATCCATGTATCTGTTGAAACTACTTCATCGCAAGAAATAATTATTTGTAAAAAAGTATTAAAATCAATTTCCTGACTTAAACCTCTATGATTTATAAGTTCGGAATCAGTAAGCCAATAACAATTTTCATCAGGATAAAGTCCAAATTTTTTAAAATCATTTTTACAACTTGCAGTAATTACTTCATATCCTTTTTCTAAATATATTTTTACAATGGTTTGATATTCTTGAATGTTTAAATATCTTTGTCTTGATTCAGACTTATGAGATCCCGATGGACATATTACAATATATTTTTTTTCTCTATTTTTGATTCCTATTAAATCAGACCAATTTGTTCCAAGTACTAATCTATTTTTGTATTTAGCACTGTTTTTAATCCAGTCACCATAATCACACCTGTCTGCTAGATGTGCAGATAATGTAAAATTAGGATGATTAGTAATTTTCTTGTAAAGTGTACTGCAGTTTTTTGTTCCCATTAAATTTTTACAAATAATATATTTTAAATTAAAAAAATCTAAAAATTTTCTAGCAAATTTATTTGATTCTTCATTTGCCATGAAAATTACATGTGCTTTTTCATTATCATGACAAACAGCAATAAGCAACAATAAGTCACCTACACCACCAAATGTTAAATAAACATTTTTATCGCCATTTATAAATTCATTAATATTAATCAAAAGTTTTTCAAAATTTACGGTGTCTTTGTCTAAGTTACTTCGAACTATAGAATTCCTTACTTGAAAATTATTTTTCTGTAGAAAATCATTACTAGCAGTGTGAGCTTTTTCAACTAATGAATTCTCTTTAATGTTAAATTGATTTTTTATATTGTCATAAGTATTAAAACCTATACTTTTATAATTTTGCATAGCAATTTTAATTTTTTCTTGCATTTCTTCTTTTGAAAGGCAAGATCTTTTACTAATATTATTTTCTTTATTATTATTATTCATTATTTAAAAAAGTATCATCCTTTTATTTTCTATCAACATTTAAATCATATTCATCAGAATTATCTAATTTTTCAGGATTATCAATTGTAAATTTTTCAGAAGATTTAAATTGTTCTGGGGATATATGATTTTTTACAAAATTCCAATCATCCATAAAATCTTTTACAGTAGGATAATGAATTAAGGTTAGACAATTAAGAAGCATACTTCTGTGTTCTTTTTTATCCTTTGTTGGACTTTCATTGTTGCTAATATGTTTGTTCTTTAAATCTTCAATGGCTGCTCCAAACACACCTTTTTTATTATTGTCAATAGCGTTATCTTTTTCATAATTGTCTACAGCGTTTCCTAATTTCCTAAAAGGAGTTTTTTCTAATGAAGGAAGTCTGTTTATATTTTGAAGAGAACTAGTAATATCAAGCTCTTTTATAATATTTTTCTCCTCAATTTTACTTTCACTTAGCCAAGAATTAAACTTTTTCATTTTTCCCTTTCAGTTTTTTAAAATTTTTCTTCTTTTTTTATATATCTCTAATTCATCATCTTTATCATTTAAATATTTTTTAATTTTACTATGCCATGTTACAATTTCATCTTCTGATACTCCTAATAATGCAGACAATCCATCAGGATCATTTAATAATAAAATAAAATCATCCCAAAAATCATCACGAATATTTTTACCAAAAGATATTATTTCTTTTATTTTTTCTTCTTTGTTTGAATCTGTAGACTTAGACAGTCTTTCAATTAAAAATCCTAGTGATGCCATTATTTCCTTTTATTTTTATTGGGACAATGTTTTTTTAAATACAAACACTCAGGAGTATTTTCTATTCCATTAGAACTGGCTGTATCTGCTGGTCCAATATATTTAGAACGCACTCCTGCTTTTGAAAAAAGTTCATCGTTTACTCCAGTTCCTGTAACTGGTCCGAAATAATTATGAAAAGCATATTCTCTTAATTTTAACCATTCTTTAAAAATAATCATAATTTATTTATTATGTTATAATAAATATTTAAAAGGTTTTTAAAATGAAAAATTTTGGTCCGCAAATTAATTCATCAGAAGAAGCACTAAACAATATAAATTGCAAAAGTCCTTTAGGACAAAGCAATAATATTGATCCACCTCCTGGCTACTGTAATATAGATCCTTTAAATCAAAATAATGTAGAAGGAGCTAAGGAAAGTTGGTTTTCTGATTCAGAAAATACAAAAACAAATTTAGGAAAAGAAAATAATTGTGATCCAGTTCAAAGTGGAAAAATTGTAAATGATTTAGAAACTCCAGTTCGTGACACAGTTTTTAGATATGCAAAATCTTTGCGTGGAACAGATGAAGCTGTAATGGGATTGTTTAAAAATATAGTTGTTATAGACGAATCTGGCAAAGCACATCCAATTCCTATTATCTGGGGGACACAAGAAAGAGCCGTTGCTTTTATGCTCCAAGAAAATACAAGAAAAGACGATACATTAGTAGTCGATAGAATTAAAATTCCAATGATGTCAATAAACAGTAGCGGATATTCTTTCAACCAAAATCGTTATACTTATCACGCAGCAGTAAATTATCTAAGAGATGTAAAAGGCAAACCAAGTTTTTATGGTTCTGAAAAATATGAAAGAGATACAATCTTTGGAGTTTCAAGAGGCGTACCAATTGATATTTCTTACACATTAGGAATATGGACTTTGTATGTTGAAGATATTAATCAAATTTTAGAACAAATTTTTTTAAAATTTTCACCTATGTCATATATAACTGTACGAGGTATAAATTGGGAGATTCCAGTAAAGCTTGACTCAATTGCAAATAACCTAAGCCAAGAGCCTGGTGATAGTGCATTAAGAGTGATAAAATATGAGATCTCTTTAACTGCTGAAACTTATATAGCACAGCCCCTTGTAAGAAAAAAAACTGTTTTGGAAACAAGAACAGAATTTGTAAATGGGTTGAACGAAGAAGAAATTACACAAGTAATTGGAAGAATAGAAGATTCAGTTAAGGAACTAAATAAATGATTGAAATTACAAACAAACAAAAATACCCAGTGCAAATTGTAGTTAAGTCTACAAAAATACCAAATTCATTTACTTGCTTAAATATTCCAGGTATTGGTAAAAAAAATAATATTTTTTTATTGCAAGATGAAAGAGCAACTGAATATATAGATCGTGCTGCTGAAGCAGGATTAATTACTAAACGAACCGTATAAGAAAAAAAGGGAGAAAAATCATGGCATTATTAAAAGGCTTTCCACCTTCAAATACTATTAGTCCTTCAGTAAGAATTGCTGAAAGAGATTTAAGCTTTTATGGGAATGCTCTTCAAAGCGGAACTATTGGAGCTTTTGTTGGATTCGGATCTAAAGGTCCAGTAAATTTACCTGTGCTTATTAGTAGCCAAGTTGAATTAAACAGAATTTTTGGATACCCTCACCCTGATACTGGCGATCCTTATCTTATTTATGCTGCTTCACAATATCTTAGAACTTCACAATCTTGTTATATTTTAAGAGTTGCAGAAACAAATACTGTTAATAATTATGCTGCTACAACCGCAAGCGTTGATTTAATCTCTGCTGGTTTAAGAGTAAATATTCATTCTAATCAAATTGGACCAGATAATACTTATACTATTTCTAAAGATACATTTTTTAGATGGAAGCTAAATGGAGCCTTGGCTTCTAAAATTCTTGTAGTACCAGCTGGCATTTACACTAGTGCTGAAATAGTAACTTTGTTAAACGATCAATTAATTCCAGATGTTGATGGTATAGAATTCTTTATTTACAATGAAACATCCCTTAATATAACCAATATTACTAGTATTACTAATACCCTTGGCGTAAGATCAGTTTGGGCATATGGAAACGATTCTTCTATTGAATTTGTTTCTGTATTAAATTCACTGTACGGTGAAAATAGTGAAGTAGGACTTGGAACTGGGATGATGCCAGCTGAAAGTATGGGCACTTATTCTAAATATCCAACTTCAGATTCATATCAAGGAGATGGCAATTACGACTTTACTGGCCTTACTGGGCAAAGTTTAGAGGTAGTTGTAGATGGAACTGATAATTCGAATATAGATGGAGTAATTCAAGTTATATCTTTAGCTTCCCTAGAAGGCTCTAGTCAAAATATTAGCAATGTTTTACTTTCAATTAATATTGAAATTTCTAACTTGCCAGGTGGTTTTTATGCAAAAAATGTTGAAGGTAAATTAGTATTCGAAACTTTGCATTCTGGTAGAGATGCAAAACTTTTAGTAAAAACAAATCCAACTGCCTCAGTTGTATTTGGCTTTACTGGAACTACAGCATCAGGCATTTCTCCTGCTGGCAGCAGTTCAGATATTAATGTTGATACTCTAGGAATAGTATCTGGTACTTCTTTTTCTAATGCTGGATTTAGCAATCTAAATATAAGCAATGCTACCATTCCTGTAATCGTACCTGAAATTAGCGTGAGTTTTACAGCTGATTCACCTGGTATTGATGGTAATGATACTACAATTCTTATTGAAAATGATCCTGAGACTGGTAATTTTAATCTTTTAGTTTTCAACAAAGGATTTCAAGTAGAAGCTTGGGGTCAACTATCAAAGAATCCTGGCAGTCGTTATTATGTTGAAACTTATTTAAATCTAGTAAGTGATTATATAAGAGCTATTGATAACACACTTGTCGCTGCTCCTCCCGCTAATAATGGTCCAAATGGATCTACTTTAAAGGGCGGTACTGATGGTATCCCACCTGATCCAGATGATCAAGATTCAATTTTAATTGGAAATCGTGTATCCTACACTGGTCTATGGGCTTTAAGCGAACCAGATCAAATAACAATTGATGTTGTAGCAGTGCCTGGACATTCTTCAACTAGAGTTGTAAAAGCGTTGATTGATATGTGTACAGAGCGTGGAGATGCTTTTGCAATAATTGACCCTCCTTTTGGCCTAACTGTCCGTGAAATTATTCAATGGGCAAATGGTGTTCATCCACTAAATAGCTTCCCATTAAATACTGACTTCGCAGCTTTATACTGGCCTTGGTTAATGATTAATGATACAGACAATGGAATTAATGTTTGGGTTCCACCAAGTGGTTCTGTTTGTGGTGCTTATGCACAAAGCGATGCTAATTCTGGTCCATGGTTTGCTCCTGCTGGTGTTAACAGAGGTATTTTAACAAATGTTTTAGATGTTTACAGTAGACCAAGTTTAGCAGAAAGAGATTTAATGTATGGTAATGGAAATGCTATAAATCCTATTGTTACATTTGCTGACACTAATGGTTTTGTAATATTTGGGCAAAAAACATTACAAAGACGACCAACTGCTCTAGATAGAGTAAATGTTCGCAGAATGATGTTTTATATTGAAAGACAAATAAAAAATAGTGCAAAAGCATTGTTGTTTGAGCCTAATGATGAATCAACAAGAAGTCAATTTGTTTCATTGGCAAAAGGAATACTAGACTTTGTTCAAATACAAAGAGGATTAACTTCCTACAAGGTTGAGTGTGATGAAAAGTTAAATACAGCTGATGTTATTGATAGAAATGAATTAAGAGCAAAAATTGGCGTAATTCCAACCAAAGCAGTAGAATTCATATTTATTGAATTTACAATACAAAGAACTGGTACTATTTAATTTAAAAAGTTTAATTTATAAAGGTTTAATTTAAAAATTTAAGACAAGGAGAAAAAATGGCAAAATCAATGGGTTTAGGTTTGTTAGGAACGGCTGATAATATTTTCAAAAGAAAATTCCGCTGGACTATGGAATTTTTAGGCATATGTGGTTCGTCTACAAAAATTGCACCTTCTTTTGTTAAAGCTGCAAATAGACCTAGCTTAACAATCGAAGAAACAGAAATAAATTACTTAAATGGAAAAATGTGGATTCCTGGAAAAGGAACACCTGATACTACTCAGGTTACTTATTATGACATAGCAAGTAGTCAAGGTGGTGATGTTGTAGCAGGTTTGTTTACTTGGCTAGCAACTGTATATAACTTTACTGATCCAATTGGCTTAAGTCAATCTTCAAAACAATCTTCGGCAACTGTATTGGGTGGTTATACTGCTAGAGAAGGCGTATTAAATATGCTTGATGGCTGCGGTAATACCATTGATAAATTTATTTACTTAGATTGTTGGCCTACTCAAATTAATTTTGGAGAATTAGATTATTCTTCAAATGATGAATGTACAATTGATGTAACTTTAAGATACAGAAACTTTCAATATATTCCTAATAGTGCTTGTGCTAAAGACTTCGAAATATATTGTGCTGGCTGTGCTCCAGTTACACGAACATTTCCAGGTTTAACAATTAATGATGAATAAAAAATACTTTTATTATAAATAAATTATAAAAAAGCTTGCATTATAAAGTGCAAGCTTTTTTTATTTAAACTACTATATAATCATATGGCAAAATCAATGGGCTTAGGAACTTTAAGTGATGCAACTTTCAAAAGAAAGTTTCGTTGGTTATTTTCCATTAATGGAATTATTGGAGATAGTGTTAATGCTCTTTTGCCAAACAAAGGAGCAAGACCAACTTTAAGCTTTAAATCACAGTCTTTTGAACATTTAAATGAAACTATATCGTTTCCAGTTAAGCCTGAATGGAAACCAATTAACATTGTTTTATATGATACTAAGTGCAAAATGAATCCTATTTGGACAAATTGGATTCAACCTTTTTATAGTCCAAAAATTGGAAATTACAATTATTCAATTGATGCAGGATATAAAAAAGAAGCAATTTTAACCATGCTTGATGGTTGTGGAAACACAATAGAAAGTTGGACTTTTGAAAATGCATATCCTGAAGAAATTAATTTTGATGATTTAGACATGAGTAGTAATGATATTTTAAATATATCCTTGTCATTAAAATATGACAGAGCATATTTTAATGACTAAATATTATTTTTCCAAAAATTGATTAGCATTAATAATATCACGAAATTTCTTAAGCAAATCTTCTAAATCTTTTGGTTTACACTTTAAAATCCTACATGCACCACTTTTATTAAGCCTTCCTTTTTTTGTATAAACTTTATTTTCGTTCAAAAGTAAAGTATCTATGATTTGTTTAAATCCAGCATCTTCAATTTTTTGTAAAAGTTCCTGTCTCTCTAAAATTTCAATAAAATCTTTTATCACATTTATCCTTTCGTTATATAATATTTTATCGTATAAATTATAAAAAACAAACTATTTTATCTTAATGAGCAATGAATATTTAAATAATAGAACATTTGAAAAATTAATTATTGATTTTCAAGAAACAAAAAAAAATAAATTAAAATATGAAATACTTCATGAAGATGTAGAAATACACAGGAAGAATAATAAAGATAAAGTTTTATTTATACCACTTAATCAACCACATGAAGCTCAAAAAAACCATCTAGAAGCACAAACTGAACTAGCAAAGGCTTTCTATACCTTATCAGAAAATATCGTCAAATACGCAAAATTTAGCCATATAGACCAAGATGATTCTATTCAAGAAGGAGTTGTTATTTGTTTTGAAAGAGCAGAAAAATTTGATCCTGCAAAGGGTAAAGCTTTTAATTACTTGACTACTTGTATTTTGAATCACTTTAAACAATTATATAGAGCAGCTAGAAATTACCAAGAATTAAAGCGTAGAATAAGTGACATGTATCAAAAAACAATGTCTAGCAGCTATCCTATTAGAACAAAAGAAAAATATTATAAAAATAATAATTTTGACAATGATTAATAATTTTTACAATAATTTAATTAATATTTTCAATAATCCTTTTAGTTTAAAAGATTTATCAGAAATAAAAGATTATTATGAAAAAAACAATTTAAAGAACCATGCTGATGTTTTTAACAAAATAATAGAGAATAATAAAATTGAAAATAACAGCAGTAATATTGTTCCATGATGAAGAATACATAGATTTAAAAAAAACTTTAATTTCCTTAAATGAAGAAGTTGATGATATTTATATTATTACTACATCAACATTACCAAAAGACATAGAAGAACAACCAACAATTGTAATTATAAAAGACAATTCATGGGATAATGATTATTCTAAAATAAGAAACAAAAATAATTATATTTTACCAAATAATTTACTTTTTAGCATTAATGTTGGAGAAGTTTTAATTACCAAATCAATTAAATCATTAATTGATAATAAAAATTACAAAGTATCTATTGTTTACGATTCAACAATTGTTAAAGAGAGTAGAATATGCCTTAAGGAAAAGTTTATTTTTTCTAATAAAGTATTTGAATCTATAGAAGATCAGACATTTGAATTAAATAAAGGTATTTTTATAAATGCGACAAATTGCAAAAGAAAAAATTACAAAGAAATACTTGATAAGTGGCATGTTAAAGAACCTTTAAACAATCAAATAAATTATTATAAAGCAATGAATTTATTAATTAACGGAGAATATGATAATTTTATTTGCGAAGCAGAAAAATTTTTATTTAGTAAAAATATTAAAGAAGAAAACGAAATATTAATAAGATTTTATATTTCTAGTGTTTTAATGTACAAGAATATTGATAAAAATAAAATCATTCAAAATATTATTACTTGCTTGGCAAAAATGCCACAAATGGCAGAGTTTTGGTGCTTCATAGGTGATTATTGGTATGAAAACAAAAGCTTTAAACAAGCTTTGAAATTTTACGAATATGCAATAATAGCTGGAAAACGCAGAAACATAAATGATGATTGGTTTATAATACCAGAAAAATACAAAAAATATCCTATTAAAATGATAAATTCATGTAAAAAAATATTAGAAAATCAAACAATCTTTAAATTAAAATAAAATATCTAATTCGTTTACAATTACAGTAACCTGATCTTCGTATCTTGATATAGCTATTTGTTTTCTTCCCTTGTTTAATTTTTTTAAACTTGCTTCTAGTTCACCAATACTACAGTTTATAACGCTCCAATTATTTTTTGCTAATTTTGCTTCTTCTTCTTCTGGTGTAACAAGTATTTTTTCTGAGAAGTATTTTTTAAGTTGTTCTCCTCCAAATTTCATTACTTTTCTATATATTGGAACATTGCAAGCACAACCAGGATTATTTAAAAATTTTTGAACATCATCTAATAATGAAGGTGGAAGTTCTTTTCTAAATTCACTGTCACGCAACGCTCTTTTTACATCTAGCAAACTAATAATATCAGCCATTTTTTTGATCTTCCTGAGAATTATCAAAGTTTTGATCAGAATCTAAATTAACCAATGAATTTGCTTCTAAATATGTTAGATATAAAGCCCAAAAATAACTCAGGGCACTAGAAGTTCCACCAGCAAGAAATATAAAAGCTAAAGTAGCGTGAATGCTTTCTACATAAAAATCATTCCAAAAAAGCAATCCGCCAAAAATTATACCAACCCAAAAACCAGAGCATTGATAGCAACTTAATAATTTGCTTATAAAATCTGGGGCCTTGGCTTTCAAATATTCTCTAAATGGTCTAAATATTTCTCCATCTACAATAATACTTGTAATGCCTGTGCATCCAAAAGCAAAGATAAAAAACGCAAAACTATTATCTAAATACATATTACTTCCTTTGGTTAAGTCTTAATTTATTATATGATTAAATTTTACTTCCACAAAGATATTTTCAATTCATCTTTTTTTCTATAGATTGTAAAATCTATACAATTGTAAAATTCAGGCAATTCTAGTTCTACATAATCAACATTGGTTTCTATATTTTTAACAAGATCTAAAATTAATTGATTTACTTCTACTTTTTGATTTAAATAAGTTTCAATAATTTTTAAATCTTCTTCTTTTATTTGTTTTAAAAAATCATTTAAACATCTAATTCCAAGCTGCCTAAGTGCTGGGCTTACTTTAGAAAGATCGAAACTATCAAATAGATATTTGTATTTTGGTAGTAAAATTCGTATTTTTTTATCAGTAAATATTAAATCTTCTATATTATTTATGCTTAAAAAAATCATATTTATTTGAATTTTTTCCGTGATATAATTATAATAATATTATACATTTTTAAAAATTAGGAGCAAAATTAAAATGGCAGAAGATATTTACAGACCACAACCATCAAACCTTTCTAAAGAAGATATTGAATCATTGCCAGATAACCATCCATTAAGACAGAATGTTCAGCCACAAAATCAACAGCCTAAATCTTTAAGACCAGAAGATGTAATGAATATTCCTGGTGTTACTGGTCGTATGCCTCCTCAAATTGCAGCAGCCATGCAAAAAGCACAACAGACAAACGAAGACGATAGCCCTTTCAATAATAACAATAATAGTAATAATCGTAATCCTGTTACTTCTGGTCCTGTAAAACCAAATATTCTAATTCCAAGAAACGCAAGCTTGGAATTAGCAAATCTTCTTGAAACTATAAAAGGACAATCTTTCATTTATGAAGAAATTACTCTTCCATCACTTGGTAGATTTTACAATGGTGAAGATGGACCAATTAACGGAAAGCTTAATATCAGACCAATGACAGGTGAAGAAGAACAAATTTTGGCAACACCAAGATTTGTGAAAAAAGGCCAAGCAATTGATATGATTTTCCAAAGATGCATTCAAGAGCCTATAAAAACCCAAGAATTACTTTCAATTGATCGCACATTTTTGCTTATCTATCTTCGTGGTATTAGCTATGGGCCAGATTACGATGTTGAAATAAAGTGCCCTGATTGTAGTTCTAAATTTGCCACTATAATTGATCTAAACAATATCCCAGTAGAAAACCCTAGTGATTCTGGTATGGATTTGCGTGGCAAGCTACCAAAAACTGGTTTTACCTTTACTTATCGAATGTCTGTTGGTAAAGATGAAAATGAAATCCAAGAACATCGTGAAAAAAGAGTAAAGAAATTTGGTGATCAAGCAGCAGATGATACCATTACTTTCCGTATGGCACAATTAGTAGAAAGTATTGAAAATGTAAAAGACAAGAATGAAATATTAATACTTATAAAAAATCTTCCAATGCAAGATATTTCTTATTTAAGAGGAATTGTTACTGATCCAGATTGGGGTTTAAATACAAAAATTCCTTTGGGATGCCCAAGTTGCTTAGCAGAATTTGAAATTGATCTTCCCCTTGATACAAATTTTTTCTTCCCAAGGCGGAAGAAGGAAGTGACCCAAGCATAGTTTTATGGAGAAATTTAGCAGAAATAATATTTTTCTTTCAATATCATCTTCACATGGATAGATTTTCTGTCATGTCTATGCCTATTAATGAAAGATCATTCATGATTGAAAGATTTATCGAACAAAGAAATAAAGAAAACGAAGAAGCAAAAAAACAAAGTAAGAAAAAATAATTAAGCGAGCAAGTAAATTATGTCAATAAAAGAAAGATATCAAAATCCTGTAGTTGGCGATGATATTAAACTTAGATTATTTGTGTATAATTCAAATAATTTTGCCGACATAAAAACCATTAATCACATTGATATCTACAAAGTAAATAGTACTTCATCTGATATTAAAAATCCAGATGAAAGCTATTTAGTTGAAAAAATAAAAGGTGAAGATGTAACTAAAGAAAGCACAGGTAAATATCTTTTAAATTTAAAAACTTCTGCTCCAGCTTACACAATTGGTTATTATTTCGATGTTTGGAATGTTATATTTGAAAATGAAGAAGAGCCTGTAAATGTAACTAATATATTTCAAATTTACCCTGATCTTTTTTATACTGCTCCCATTCCACTTGTTTATGATTTTTCATTCCAATTCAGACCTAACAGGCTACGAAAAGGCTCTAAACAATATCTAATTGCTCAAATTACACCAAATGTACCAAAGGGTACTGATCTTCAAAGATATTATGAAAATTTAGCCATTAGAGGCAATTTGAAAATTAGCATTGAACAAAGAACTGGGACTTGCCTACCTTGTGAAACAGACTTAAGAATGGTTGTTGAAAAGGCAGATATGGACTACAGAGAAAAACTATATGGATATTACATGCTTGATACAACAGATTTAGACATAGCAATATATGATGTGTGGTTTGAACTTGATTTTGGCGATAGTGTTTACATTAGCGACAGACAATCATTGCAAGTTTATAATTAAAAAAAGTAACTATCTGGTAGTTCAAGAAGTTCTTTCAATGGTACGATAACCCAATCTCTGTAAATAATTTTATATTTATACTCGCCTTCCAAATCTTGACTCTTTACAAAAGCAAGCCAAGGTTTGTGATTTTTCTTCCATATTAACAATGGCTTCTTTTCACATCTTTCTGAATCTTTAGAAACTTGCTCGATAAACTCATCTAGTTCAGAGTTTCCCTTGTCAAATATGTTGTTTAAATCAACTTTTGAATAACCGCCTTTAGATTCAATTACAAATTTAAATCCTTCAGGACAGCATAAATCGCCTGTTAAAGTATCCTTTGCATGTTGAGGTAAGTTTTTTACTTGTGCCCAACGATTTCCAGAGCCTACTGTACGACTAAACCCACTGGTAAATCTTTTATTTAATATATTTGCCAAAGATCTTTCAGTTCTTTTACCTTTACTATTGCCATTTACTTTTTTTGATTTTTTTTCATTTTTCAAAATATCATCAACCTCGTAATCATTTTCCCAATCTTCATTCATTTTCCTCCTAATATAAAAATTCTTTTTCTTTAAATTCGTAATTATTAAAACGAAATCCGATTTTATTGAAAAATGAATTTTCGTAAGTTAAATTTACAATAGAAAACTCAGGTATATTTATTATATTATAATTTCCAAGTAGTTTATTAATATTTTTAATATTACTTATTGAATTTTGCCATATTTCTATTGTAGATACAAAAAAATATTGATTCAAAGATTCTTTTAAATCAATAATATACAATGGTCTTTTATCATTTTTAACTAACCATAAACTAATTTTATCCTTTAATAAATCCGAGAAAGCAAAAGCATATTCGCTATTTTTAATAAAAAACAAAAGTTCATTTAATCTTTCAAGTCTTTTATAAAAATACTCTTCATTTTCAAATTCTTTTTTCAATAAAAAACTTAATAATATTTCAGAATCGCAATCAGAAATTACACTTAAAAATGATTTTAATTTTTTAAAATCTTTATCATTGATAATTCCATTATGAACTAAAGCCATGGTTTTATCTTGATTTACAAAAGGGTGATTGTTTTCATTGTTATCCGAAGAACCTGAGTTTGAAGATGTTCTTCTTGTATGTAATAAAAATAAATTCAAGTTTAAATCTTTTAAACTATACCATTCTTTAGAATTAATAATTTCTGAAGATTCGCCTTTTTGCTTATGATAGTAAACTTCATTATTATTAGAACAAGCATAATAACCAGAAGCGTCTTTTCCTCTGATTTGTAAATTATAAAATAAATTACTTAATAATTCAAACGACAAAGACTTGTTATTTGAACTTCCAATAAATCCGCTTATTCCACACATTTTTTATTCTGTTTCTTTAGCCGTAGATTCTTTTTCTGGTATTCCAATATTGTTAATTGGAGTGCCAAGTTTTTGAACAAGTTCTTCCAAAGATGACTTTGCAGATTTAATTATATCTAGTAATCCCGATGATTCTTCTATTGATTTCAATATTGAAGTTGCTATTTTTTGCAGATCCCTTAAATGATCTTTAAAATCATTATCGCTAATTCTGCTAGATTTAATTAAATTTCTAATATTATTTGCAATATTTTGACTATATTTAACAAGATTTCTTTCTCCTATATAACTTGCTTCTTCTGCAATATTTTGAATTGCGTTTAAAATATCACCACATTGTGTGGCAAAAAATTGCTTGTTCTCATTTAATATAAATTCTTTAAAATTATTCATAAACTATATATTAACTTCTTTTTTCTTTTTAGCAGCTTCAATTAAACCTAAGAATAAAGGAGATGGTGCAGTCAGTCTACTTTTAAACTCAGGATGTGCTTGAGTTGCAATAAAAAAAGGATGAATTTCTTTGTCTAATTCAATTATTTCTACTAAATTTGATTCTAAGTATCTTCCTGTAATTCTAAAGCCTTCTTTGTAAAACTTTTCATCAATTAATAAATCATTAACTTCGTATCTGTGCCTATGCCTTTCAGATATTGTTTTCTTTTTATAAAGATCAAATGCTAATGAATCTTTTGATATATCACAATCAAAAGCACCAAGACGCATGTTGGAAGATTTTTTCTTAAGCTTTTCTTGCCCAGCTATAAAATGTACAACTGGGTATTTTGTATCTGGGTCAAATTCTTGTGAATTAGCAGCTTCTAGCCCTACATGTCTTGCAAACTCAATAACGGCACATTGCAATCCTAAGCATATTCCAAGAAAAGGAATTTTTTTATTTCTAACACAAGAAATACCTTTTATTTTTCCTTCAATTCCCTTTGAATCAAAACCACCAGGCACAATTAATCCATCAATAGATTCAAATATTTTACAAAAAGCTTTTTGATCCTTAATCTGTTCAATTTCTTGTGCTGATAGCCATTCAATTTCAACTTTAACATTAGCAGCTACGCCAGCATGGAAAACTGCTTCTTTTAAACTTAAATAAGCTTCGTCACAATTATCATATTTGCCCAAAATTCCTATTTTAATAGAAGTTAAATCATCACAATTAACATATTTTTCAACCAAATCTTTATATTTATGAATTCTTAATCCATTTCTAGGTAAATGAAATTTATCAATAATCAAATCATCTACATGCCTATTATAAAATTCAATTGGAACTTGATAAATTGATTTAACATCTAATGCTTCAAATACAGCATCTTTTGGAACATTTGTCAAAGCACTAATTTTATCAAGTATCTTAGAAGGAATTTCCTTCTCTGCTCTGCATAACAAAACTTCAGGTTGTAAACCACAAGATTGCATTGTTTGCACAGCTTGCTGCAAAGGCTTAGTTTTAAATTCTTTTATTGTAGGAACCCATAAAATAGGAGCACATAAAGCAACAATTACATCGTCTGGGTTTTTTCGCTTAAACTGCCTAATTGCTTCCATGAAAGGGCCACTTTCAATATCTCCTACTGTACCACCAATTTCAACCAACACAACATCGTTATCTTTTCCTAAGTTTTTTAATTTTTCAATGATTTTATTTGTTACATGAGGAATTATTTGAACAGTCTCGCCAAGATATTTACCTTCTTCTTGTTCTTCTATAATTTCTTTATAAATAGTTCCACTGGTACAAATATTGTTCTTAGAGACTTGACAGCCAATTATTCTTTCATAATGACCTAAATCTAAATCTGTTTCACTGCCATCGTTGCAAAGAAATACTTCTCCATGTTCTCTTGGAGCAAGAATCCCAGCATTTGTATTTAAATATGGATCAAATTTTATTGGAATAACTTTTAAACTTCTCAAAGAAAGCAAGTACCCAATTGATGCAATAGATATTCCCTTGCCAATACCACTAAAAACTCCACCTACAACAACAAAATATTTTGCCATTTTTTCCAATTTTCTTTTTAAAAAATTAAAATGATAATTATTATAAGATACCATGAATGATGAAAATTTAATCAAAGAAATGAAAATTCTTCAAGATAAAATCGAAGAATTAAATATAAAAATAAACTTTCTTATCCCAAATCAAAAAAACTCAGCCTCTTCTTATCTAGCAATGGAAAGCTTAAAAAGCCCATTATGGCCAGAAGCTGTTGACCCTTCAATGATTTGTGATATTAATTCAGAAGAAGATAAAGTTGAAAGAGCCAACAGTGTCATTGATCTTTACATTGAAGAAAATCTTAGAAATAAAAAATTTCTTGATTTTGGCTGTGGAGAAGGACATATTGTAATCACTGCTTATGATAACAAAGCATCTTATTCATTAGGATATGATATAAAAGATGTTTTCTCTCCTTCTTTAAAAGAAAAAAATAAAGATTCGTTTACGACAGATTGGTCTGTTGTTGAAGAAAAAGGACCTTATGATATTATTTTAATGTATGATGTATTTGATCATTTAGAAAATGAATCAGAAGTTGATGTTTTTAATAAAATTAAAAAAGTTTTATCTGCTCAAGGTAAACTCTATGTTAGAATGCATCCTTGGACCTCTAGGCACGGTGGACACATTTATAACGAATGCAATAAAGCTTTTGTTCATATTGCTTTAACTGAAAGCGAATTGGAATATTTTTTAGGTAAAAAAATAAATTCAAAAGTAAATAAAAATTTTTATCCTTTAAAAAAATACAGAGATACAATTTTAGCAACAGGATTTAATATTATTACAGAAAATATTGTAAATCAAGAATTAGAACCAATAATTAAAGATTCTAAAATTATAGAAAAAATTACAAAAGATTATAATTTCATGGACAAACCAACATTTCAACTTGGTGTAAATTTTGTTGATTATATTCTTGGAAAATAAAGCTTAATTAAATTATTGATTTAAAACTCCTTTTGATTTATTATTAAATCAGAGGAGTTTCGTTAATTAATCAGCTGGAGGCTTATCGTGAAAAGAGGAACAATTAGAGAAGATGGAAAACTATTTGCAAGAATGCAAAGAGGCATGCAACTATGGCTAACTAAAGAACAATACGAAAATAGAGAAATTAAAAGAAAAACTTATGTTAGAAAATGCTTAGAGCTTTATAAAAAACTAAAAAAAGAACCCAAAAGCATTGGTGATTATGATCATCAAAAAAATCTATATTTCATAGGGATTTCCAGTTCTGGCAAGGAAGTATGGAGAAATAAAGTTTTTTTAGATAAATTTAGGAAAAGACAAGATTTAAGAAGAAAAGAATATGTAAAAAGATGTTCTGATCTGCCCGTGCAAAATTTGAAATTTGGTGATCAAAATCCAGATAAACCAAACTTGTTTGTGATTCATAAAGTTGGAAATAAATGCTTTTTTGGAAGCAAAAAAAAGCTTGAAGAAAAAAAAGAATCATTAAGAATTACCTATGCAAAAAGACATTTTAAATCAAAGAAGAAAAGACAAGTTAATATGGATAACATAATAGTTAAATTAAAAAGAGGAGCAGTAAGACAACAAGATAATTACATTTTTTTTCAATACAATAGAATAGGAAAAGAAATATGGCTTACTCCTGAAATTTATAAATTAAAAAGAGATAAAGAGATTTTAAAAAGAAGAGAAAAAAGAAAAAAGAAGAAATTAATAAATACTGAGTCAAAAAATAATAAAAATTTATTTTAAATATCAATAAAACAACTAAATAATATATGAATTATTCATTTAGACAAAATAATAAAAAATACTTTTCTTTTAAGTATTTCATGGAATACATAGACGGAGATTTGCCTCCAGCAAAACCAATTCCTGCATTAGTAGCACAAGCACAGAAAAACAATCCAAAAGCTAAAGAAGAAGAAAAAAAAATAAAAATTGATTTTGAAGAAGACTATGTAAATGTTAAAGGAGAACTTGCATTAGTTGGGAAAATATCTATTTCAAGCAATGTTAATATTGATAGTGTTTACGATGAAATAATGCAAAAAGTAAAGAAACGAATTATCCTTTTAGTTGTTAGAGATGATTTACTCAACCCAAAATATATTCATTTCGTTGATAGAAAAACAGGTAACTTCATTAAAAATGCTTATTTTGAGAAACTGTCTGATTGCAAAATAAAAATGTTTGATAAAATAGAAATATTTTCAACATTGGAAAAAGATGCTTTAGCTAATAAAAACTTAGAAATTAATAAAAAGTTAATAGATTTTATTAATAATTTAGAAAAAATGAAAAACAAAGAAGGAATCATAGAAATAAATTTCAATTTTATTCTTCCAGCATTTAGACTTTAACAGTTACTAATCTGCGAACAAAGAATACATTTCATCTCTGTCTAGTTTTATTTTTATTTCATCAACTGAAATAGGCCTGTAATTTATTTTTTCGACACTGACATTTAAATATTTATTACTTTTAATTTCCTGCCTGTGTAAGTGACCATGAATATTAACCCTTCCATCTTTAATACAAACATGAAATAAAGGAACATGACTTAAAATAAACCTATCAATTACATGAATACCCTTAATATCAGAAAAATAAGGAACATAATTAATAAGCCCAAAATTATCTTTATTTCCTCTTATAAGAACTTTTTCACCATTGCATTTACCTAACAGCTTTAATTTTTCTTTTTGAACTGCGACATCACCAAGGTGATAAACAATATCGTTTTTCCCGACAACTTCATTCCATTTACTTATCAAAGCTTCATCCATATCAGAAGATTTATCCCAAGGACGATATTTTTCTCCATTGAAGAATTGCATATCACACAATTTTTGATCACCAAAATGCGTATCAGCAATTAAAAATATATTTCTCATAAATTATCTTTTTAAAATTTAACTAAACACCCAATTAAAAAATAAAAAATTCCACAAGGAACATGCCAAAAAAACCACAGAAAAAGTAATTCTGGCATTTTACTTTTATCATTATCAAGATTGTAAATCCAATTAAAAATTATAAATTTCAAGTCTTCTGGTATTAAAAATAAAAACGGAACTGGCCAAGATATCAAAAAGATACCATAAATAATCAAACAATAACTAATCGTTGTCAATGTTGGCTTTAAAACATTCATGTTTTTCATCCAATTCTATTTTGTATTCTTCTGTAATTTTTTTATTATACTTTCCTTTTAATGTTATTTTTCTTCTAACATTATCATATGTTAGAAGACCATCTGATTTTCCTATAATTTCTTTATGACTATTGAAAATAGGCATTCTTAAAAATGAATCTTCTTTAAATATCTCATCGTGAAAAATAGAATGATTTGCATGCTTGCAAACAATTGTAACATCTTGAATTATAATACTTATTTGGTCTTCTATTTTTTTTCTTTTAGTAGAATAAGAAATATAAACTTTTGAAATATCTTGTTTTTCTAATAAATCCCAAATTTGTTGATTGTTATTTACCATAATTTATATATCCTCAAAGCAATAAAACTAAATAGCTTTAAGTTTATGGAATTACAATTTAAATATATGGCATGTTTAAATCTTTATTTTCCATATCTTCTATTTGTTTTTCTATTTTAATTTTCAACAAAGAACTACTTAAAGAAAGTCCTTTTTCTTTAAACTCTTTCATCCTAAAAATTTGATCCAAGTTTAATCCAGAAGTTTCTTCTGCCCAATATGGTATTATTTTAAATCTTAATTCAAAATCAGGATTATCAAAGTTCATTAAATGCTTGAATCTACTTGGCCTATTTTTCAAGGCAACATCAACCTTTTCAATATCATTAACAGTCATGATAAATACTGTTTTTTTATAATTATTATAAACACCATCTAAACAATTTAATATTGAGTCAAATGTAAATTTAATGCCAACATTATTACTTCCACTATTACTTTCTCCAATAATACATTTTCTTTTATCGAAATAATTATCAAAGTCTTCAAGTAAAACTATGCAATTTTCGCTTATTTGCGAAAACATATACATAATTTCCATGTTTGTATATTCTGGTACAAAAGTCAAAATTACTATCGGTAATTTATACTTAACTGCCAGATACTTAACTAAAGAGCTTTTACCATTACCAGGCTCACCATAAAAAATTGCACTGGCTTTTGAAATTTTACCATCAACAACAAGCTGAATGTCTTCATCTAGATCCTTCCAAAAAGATTCAGCTTGAATTGGATAATTAGCTTCTTTAATTGATCCAATCTTATCTGTAAACCAAGGATTTGCAACTCTAATTGGAATACCAAAATATTCTAACTGTAAACATGGAAGATTAGATTTTAAAAATATTTTAAGTTTATTAAAGTTCCACCTTGCACAAATTACATAAGATATTTGATCTTTTCCATTGAATCCTGCCTGAAGAAGCCTTTCTCCATGAGTTAAATAAAACCAAGGTTGATTTTTAAAAAAACAAAAAGCTCTGTAAATAACAGGTTGTCTTTTCTCAGAAAAGAATTCTTCTTCTAATATAAACTTAGCTTCTTTTAAAGATAATTCATATAAAGTTCTAAAAGTATTATTATCAATTCTTAATTCAAACAAAATAACATATTTAATGGTTGCCCATATGCCAACAAAAATACCACCAAAAGTCAAAATAGAAGT